CCGCGGCGGTTTTTGGCAACAGAAACCCCGATTGTACCAGAATCGTCAATGCGCCAGAGAAACAGCACCTTCGAGCCGTTTTGCTCCAACTCCCCCGAATCTCGCAGGGAAAGCAGTGTTGGGCGGTCAGTGTCATTAACACCACGGTTAAGCTGTGCCGCCGCAATGATGGGAATCTGTAGCTCAGACGCAAGGTTTTTCAAGTCGCGGCTGATCTGTCCAAGTTCAAGATTTCGGCTGTCTGCACGGCGGTCAGCCTGCATCAGACCGAGATAGTCGATGACGATCAACCGCAGGTTTTGAATGGTCGCCGCTGCACCTCGAATTTTACTCGCTGTTGCTGCGGGCTCGTCCCAAAAATGAAGAGGAAGCCGTTCAAGGCGGTTAGATGCCGCCGCGACATCCCCCCACAGCTCGTCATTCAAATCTCGGTCGATCAGCTCGTCCATTGTCGCCATACTGCGGCGCGCAAGCAAGCGCTCGGTCAGCTCGGAAGCACCCATTTCCAGCGAGACGAAAAGCGTCTCGTTTCCAGCTCGGGCCGCGCTTTCTGCAAGGTCGAGCAGAAAAGCGGACTTGCCGACACCTGGACGAGCACCGACGATGATGAGCTGTCCACCCTCAAACCCTTTCAGAATGCTGTCCAGTATCGGGAACCCTGTATCGATACGAGACTGTTCCTGCGCTGAAAGGCTCCGCAGTGTCTCTGTGAGGGCCTGCGAGACGCTTTTCAGCCGTCCACCTGTGTTGTCAAGGAGATACGCCTTGCAGAGTTCGGCGATCGCTGTCGCTGGATTCTCTTCATCGAGCGCCGCAAGCACCCCATCGCGTAACCGCTTTTCCGCTGCGTGCTTATGTAGCAAGCGGGCATATTCCTCCGCGTTTGCAAGTGTGGGTGTCAAATCAATACAGTCGGCAAGAAACTGCCTGGGATTGTCCACAAGACCCCGGAGACCATCGGCGGCAATGTTTACATCAAACGCCTTGCCGCGTGATACTGCGCTATCAGCAGCGTCAAAGACCATAGTGCAGGCGGAAATGGAGAAGTCCTCGATGTTTACGATCTGCCGAAGTTGTAAGACCCGTTTGGGTTCAAGACAAACCGTTGCAGTCAGCGAGTATTCAAGAGCCGAGGTATCCTGCATCACGTATCGCCCCCCATCTTCGCCAAGAGTTGCGTAAACTGCTTCCTAAACTTGCCTCCCGACAAGATGTTGCTCTGCCAGAATGAATCGAACTGCGAAAACTGCAAGACTTCGTTGATGCTTTCCCAGTCGTGCTTGTCCAGTCGGTTACATTTGTCGAAGTCTGCCGCCCAGCTTTGCAAGGTCGCTTCTGAATGCGCCGTGCAGTTTGGCAAGCGTTCTTCGATCTGATCCGCGAGCCAGCGCGCAGCGCGGTATGGAAGCGAGTCGTGCTCAAAAACCTGCTTCGGTTTCTTCGTTCCGGCGGGAGGCGGAACGAGAGAATGATTTGAATTGAAATGTATTGAATTGGTATGATTCGTATACGCTTCGTTCAAAGGTATACGTTCGTATACGTCCGTATTCTCTCGAACACGATTCCATCTTGCTTCTATCGCCTTTTGGGCATTTTTGCAGCGATCTTGATATCTCTGTTTATCTGCGTCCAAAAGAGGTTGAACAAACCCCCATGTAATGGCCAGAGCAGGGCTATTAAAAGCCGGTTCTATCCCGTCTTCACCATAGCTGAAAATCGCATCCAAAAGCATCCCCTTTTCTTCAAGAGACAGGGCTTTTAGCCCCGGTCGCAAAGTGAAATAGAGCATCACTCCCGGTTGTTTCCCTCCGGCCATCAGTTTGTCTCCATTTGATCTTCAAGCCATTTTTCAAAAGCCTTTGCTGGAATCCTTACACAGTTACCAAGCCGAACAACGGGGAAGCCCGGCAAACGCATCCACCGATAGACTGTCGGTCTACTAACCCCCATTGCTGCAGCCAATGCCGTCGGTGTATATGCCAAAGATTCCATCAAATCGCCTCCCGTGACAGTTGTTCGATAACCTCAAAAATCTTAGACTTTTCCTCATCCGGTAGCTCTTTGCGCAACTTAGAAGAGTACCTCGATTCCGAAATCCCGAGAGCTGCTGCAATTTGGTACTGCCGTAAATCGCTTCTTGCCATCGCAGCTCTGATATCGCAATTCATTTTCATTCTCTTTTCCTCCTTTACCCTTGACTTTTTCCCTTACAAGAGGTAACATATCTGTGAAGAATTAAATATTTTTCTTCTCTGATATTCGTATTATAGCGCAGGTGTTTCATAAAAACGATATTTCACTCTAATTTATTTTAGAGAGGATTTTACAAAATATCTTCGCAGAAAAGAGGAACATAGATATGGCAAGACCGCCACGAGTTTCAACACCAACAACAAAGGCATTTGCAGACCGATTATCAGACTTGGTTCAAATAAAAAAGAGTGAAGGTCTGAGCCATGACGAGATCAGTAGACAGATAGGCGTATCAAGCGGCGTCTTATCCGAATGGATGTCAGACAACAAAACAGCAAGCATTGAAAATCTTGCTAAGTTGTCAAAGTACTTCGGAGTAAGCGCAGATTATCTTTTAGGGCTTGCAGCACTAAAAACTCCGGATGTTGATATTCAAAAGGCATGCGAAATAACCGGACTATCCGAGGACGCTATCTCTGTTTTGCAAGATTCTTTTCACGCTTCGGATGCATTAAACACGTTTCTTTTAGAAAGAAATTTTCGCAATCTCCTAATGAACATGTTGTACTTTAACTACGCTGTCATTGCATCCGGGCTCCATTATCAAATATTCAATTCGGATACCTGCAATGAAAGCGAAAAAGATGATTTGCTTAAATCAATTTATGATAGTCAGGCTGTCCTTGAAGACATCAAAGGCGCTCTAAAAACCTATATAAAAGTAAAAGAAAACCACGATGTTCTGCTACCGAGTGATGAAGGTTGCTTTTCACCGGAAGATTTTTACGAACTAAGGATCAACCGAAATCTATCAGCACTTTTGCATGATATTACTGGTGATAAATGGTGGTTCTCTGCCGAAGCGATTATAAATGAAGTTCAAGGAAATTTCACATAATGTCCACTTACTACCACAAGGTCCTATCTGATTCCGATATTGATGGAAAGTCTGTCAAACATACTATAAAATTCATTAAGGTCGTGGCATCATCGAAAATGTTAAGTACAATTCACCAAAAGTAAAAAACCGCCCCCGGTGTTGCAGCACCGAGGACGGTTATAGGGGGCAGCAAACTGATAGCCTACTGCCCTCCAATCATAACAAATGCAGGAGGAAAAAGCAATGACAAGAAAAGCAAATACGCGCGCCGCGTCGGGCGCAGGCAGCATCCGGCAGCGTCATGACGGTCGATGGGAAGCCCGTGTGACCGTCGGCAATGACCCAGGCACAGGAAAACCGATTCGCCGCAGCATCTACGGCAACACGCAGAAAGAAGTGTTGACCGCCATGCGCGACGCGCAAAAATCGATCGACGACGGGCTTTACATAGAGCCGACGCGCCTGACACTTGCGCAATGGCTCGATATCTGGCAGAGCGATTATCTGCTCTCGCAGAAATACGGCACGGTCAAGACCTACAAGGCCCAAATCGCAACGCACATCAAGCCCGCCCTCGGCGCGGTGAAACTCACCAAACTCACGCCGCATATCATCCAGGGCTTTTACAACGATCTGCTCGCCAATGGCCGCATTGTTCCCAAACGGGACAAGCAGGGCGAGATCATCAAAAAGGACGGCGTCACCGTCACGGAGACCGCACCGCTCAACGCAAAGACCGTGCGCAATGTTCACGGCGTTCTGACAAAGGCCCTTTCTCAGGCCGTCAAGGTGGGCTACATCGCACGCAATCCGTGTGACATGGTAGACCTTCCCCGCGTCGAGAAAGCGCAGATCATGCCGCTTACCGACGAACAGGTCAAGTCTTATCTCGCCGCAGCGGATACCGACAACGATTATGGAGATATTCTGAAAGTAATTCTCTTTACCGGCCTGCGTGAAGCCGAAGCGCTGGGGCTGACATGGGATTGTGTCGACTTCAAGAAAAGCACGCTCAAGATTTGCAAGCAGTTACAGAAGCGCCCCGCCGAAGCTGGCGGTTTCCAGTTTGCCGCCCTCAAAAACGACAAGACACGCATCCTGCGCCCCGCTCCCTTCGTCATGGATATGCTGCGCGCCGTTCGCTCCAAGCAAGCGCAAAGGCGTTTACAGGCCGGTGATCTTTGGCAGGACTGGATAGATCCCGCCAAGCAGTACGCCGCCTGTCGGCTCGTTTTCACAAATGCGCTCGGCGACCACCTGCACCCGCAGCGTCTTTATGCACATCATAAGAAGATTGCAGCCAAAGCAGGAGCGCCGGACGCCCGTGTGCATGATCTGCGCCACACCTTCGCCGTGCTCTCCCTGCAAAACGGCGATGACGTGAAGACCGTACAAGAAAATCTCGGCCATGCGACCGCCGCTTTTACGTTGGACGTTTACGGCCACGTCTCAGAGCGCATGAAGGAGGACAGCGCCGCCCGGATGCAGGGCTATTTTGAAAATCTCAAAAAGGCATGAAAAAAGCTCCGTCGATCTCATCATCGGCGGAGCTGCTTTTGTCCCCGTTAAGGGGTAAAACTTTTAATTGGGGTAAACTTAGGGGTAAAACGTATTCTACGAAAACGCAAATGCAACTTTTCTGCGTCAAAAGCGCCTAAATCATGCACTAAAAAGAAAGAACCGCAACCTTTCGGCTACGGTTCTTTGGCAGCGGGAGAAGGATTCGAACCCTCACATACGGAGTCAGAGTCCGCTGTGCTACCATTACACAATCCCGCTATATTGCGTTGTTCGCCGCGCTGTGTCGTTCAGCGAACATACCTTATTATAGCAGGAACTTTGCATTTGTCAACAGGAAATTTTCTAAAAAATCAAAATTTGGAAAATTTCTGTCTCTTCCCCACTTTCCCGTCACATCCAGATGGCAAACAAACGCAGCAGCGGCTCGAACACGCGGCGCAGGACGCTGCGCTTGGCCCACTCCTCCGCCGTGACGAGGTGGCTGCGGTCGACAATCATATCCATGTCCTCGAGCAGCGATTCGATCATCGGCGCGCTGTAGACCATCACGCCGCACTCATAGTCGAGCTCAAAGCTGCGGTAGTCCATATTCGCCGAGCCAACAAAGGCTGCTTCGCGGTCGACCATGATGCTTTTTCCGTGCAGAAAGCCAGGGGTATAGCGGTATACCTTTACGCCGTGTTTGATGAGCTCGCCAAAGTACGACTCCGCCACGCAGTCGGCGTACCAGTGGTCAGGCTTGCCCGGCAGCATCAGCCGCACGTCCACGCCCCCGTCGCCCGCGATGCACAATGCACGCATCAGGCTCTCATCGGGGATGAAGTACGGCGTCGTGATATAGAGGAAGCGCCGCGCGCCGGAGATCATCTGGAGGAACACATCCTCGGCCGGATTGTCGGGGTTGTTCTGCGGTCCGTCGGTAAACGGCTGGCAGAAGCCCTCGCTTTTGACCGGCGTATGGGGCCGGTAATAGTCGTGCTCGTTGTGCATCACGCCGCCGAGGTTCACACACATGCGGATAAAGCTTGCCGTCAGGCCCCAGGCGCCCTCACCTTCAAGACATACGCCGCTGTCCTTCCAGTAGCCGAAG